ACTATGGTTGGTAGGATTATAGATGCTGACGACAGAAATAATCGTTTAGGGTTAAATGATTTAAAACGTAGGGATCCTGAAGAAGAATTTATAGTAGAGAATATTAAAAGAAGTAGAACAAAAGTTAATGTTGGTCGATTAATTTCTATGATAGAACAAAATGAACTATCAGTATCAGCTAATGGGGTATTATTTAACACAAATCGTGAATCAGTACTATCAACCATATTAAAGAAATGGTTTGATGAAAGGGTTTTATATAAAAACAAAATGAAAAAAGCATATAAAGCCGGGGATAAAGAGGCAGGTGCTGGTTTTCATATGAAACAATATACTATGAAGATTTTACTTAATTCATTATATGGCGCTACGGCTTTAGGGTCATTCCGTTATGGGAATGTTATATTATCTGAAGCTATAACGCTTAGTGGACAGCGAATTATACAGGAATCTGCACTAGCAGCTAATAGACATATGAATAAAGTAATGAAAAATGAAATAAAATTATGAAGCATTTAGAAGATACTCCTTGGTGGATTTGTGATCCTGAAGATACAAATTATGTTGCATACTCTGATACCGATTCAATCTATATACATGCAGAACCATTACTTAGACATTTATACCCTAACTTTGAAGAAATGTCAAGTGAAGAAAAAGATGATGTTTTAGAAGAAGCAGCTTTAAAATACCAAGATATTATTACTGACTCCTATAGTGATCTAGCATCAGATTGTTTTAATGCTAAAGGTAAACATAGACTTGAAATGAAAACTGAATGTGTGATCAGATCAGCTTATTTTAGAGCTACAAGAAGATATGCTCAGTGGATTACTAAACAAGAAGGAATTGTAAAAGAATCACTTGATGTAAAAGGTCTTGAATTTAAAAAAGCAAATTTCCCTCCAGTGTTGGGTAAATTTTTTCACAAGACCTTAGTTGATGTTTTGAAAGGAGAACAACAAGAAGAGATAGATAAAAGGTTAAAAAAATTCAAAACCCAAATATTAGATGGTACAATTCCTCTTACCGAATTAGGTAACCCAACATCCGTAAAAACATTAAATAAATATACTGAACGAAAAGCAAGGGCAGGAGAAATGTTTACAGTAGTAGCTAAAGGAGCTCCAGCAGCTGTAAGGGCAGTTATAAGATATAATGATTTACTTAATTTTTGGGGGTTAAACAAAACCCACCGTCAAATTGCTCAAGGTGATAAAATTAAATGGATTTACTTAAAACCAAACCCATACCAAATTGACGCAATTGCCTTTTTAGAGTGGGATTTGCCAGAAAAAATTCGTATGTTTATTGAGCAAAATGCAGATAGGAAAAAGATTTTCGAATCAATACTGCTTAATAAACTAGAAGGATTTTATAATGATTTAGGGTGGACTTTAAATTTAAACCCTTATAAAGAAATGTTTTTTAAATTTTAAATATGATAAATAAATTAACTGTACAAAGTATAATAGATAAATATTATCTAGGAACAAATGAATCCGTAAAATGGGTTATTGAAAATAACTCACTTAGTATTGATTTTATGACACCTACTAAAGATGTTATTGGTAAAGTAACTTGTAAAGATTTTGAATTAGAAGATAGTAACTTAGCAATTTACGATACTAAAAAACTAAACAGTTTAATTAGTATTTGTAATGGAGATTTACTTTTAGAACTAGAAAAAAGAAATGCAATTTATACTAAGCTAAAAATATCAGATCTTAATTTTAATCTCAATTATGCATTATCCGACCCTTTACTAATTGGTAAAGTTGGTGAAGTAAATGAAGCTGAGTGGGTTGTTAAACTAGATTTAACTCAAGAAGACGTAGTTAATATTATTAAAGCAAAAAGTGCATTAGCACAAATTGATAATATGTTAGTAACAACCACAACTAATTTAGATGGTGAAAATGTTGTTGAATTTGTATTTGGGGATGAATCAGGACATAATAATAAAATCACATATCAAGTATTAGGGGATGTAAAAGAAACAGATTTAAAACTACCATTTAATTCAGACACATTTAAAACAATCCTACAAGCTAACAAAGATATGGATGGTGGACAATTACTATTAAGCAGTATGGGATTAATGAGATTAAATTTTGATTTAGATAATATTTCTTCAAATTACTTTATGGTAAGGAAAGCAGAAACTGAATTTTAATATATGTATAATAAATTGACCTAAGGGCGCACGTTTTATTTTATTAATCGGTGATCGAAAGACACCACAAAACCAAATGATATGAGTACATTATTTTATGAACACACCCCATTCGATATTTTATATCGAAATTTTTTCAAAGCAGATGAGCAATATGCCCCTGCATTAAATTCCAAACAACCACATCCTCTAGACATCTACTACGATCAAGAAGGCATTTACTTCGAGATTGCGTGTACTGGTCTTACTAAAGAAGATATTAACATTGAGATTGAATCTGATGTTTTACGTATTTCTTATGATAAACCAAAAGATGAGGAACCAAAAGATCTATCAGGGTATATTTACCATGGTTTATCTAGAAAGTCATTTAGTTTAGGATATAAAATTGCTCCTAAATTTGACTTAACAAAAATAAATGCTGAAATGGAAGATGGATTATTAAAAATTGATATCCCACTTTCAAAAGAAGCAAAACCAAAAGCAATTAAAATCAAGTAACCTAAATGCGCCTTTAGGTTGGTTTATATTGATTCTCTTCGTATATTCACGTTATAAATAAAAAATAGTTATATGTCAAAAATTACAGATCCAAGGATGAAGCCCTATTACATAGGCAAAGATTCACACTGTTACACAGTATATGAAGTAGTAACTCCACAAGAAAAATATTTAGAAAAAGGTAGTGAAGGTAAAGATTATGAAAAACCTGTAGCCCACTATTCTAGCTTTGGTAATGCTTTGAAAAAAGTTATGAAAGAAAAACTTCATAATGAAACAGAAGAGTATACAAGTATCAAGGATTATATTGAACGATGGGAACAGTTACAAAATGAAATTACAGAAATTTTAACACAAAAACAATTATAATGAAATTAGAAGCACTATTTAATGCTGTTATTGTAAAACCAATAGAAGCAGAAGAAACACAACATGGTAATATCATTGTCCCAGATATGGGGAATGATAAAAACCAAACAGGAGAGGTTATAGCTGTAGGACCCGGCCAAAACACATTAATGGGAAAATTTAACCCAACAATCACTAAAGTAGGAGATGTTGTAGTATTACCTACACAAGGTTTTACTAAATTGCCATATGATGGTGAAGAATATTGGGTTGGGCCTGAAAATCAAATTTTAGCAAAAATTAACAAATAATAATAAAAAAATGGGAATGGATTATAAAAAAGAAATCAAATTTGGTCCGGAAGCAAGGGCTGAATTAATGGAAGGTATTAATACTTTAGCAGATGCTGTTGTCTGTACTTTAGGACCTAATGGTAGAAATGTATTAATTGACAATCAGGGTTATGGAGCAGTTGCTCCTCCAACACACACTAAAGATGGGGTTACTGTAGCCAAAAACATTACTGTTGATGGTTTAATTCCAAATTTAGGGGCTCAAATGGTCAAGACAGCTGCTATTAAAACAGCAGATAAAGCTGGAGATGGTACAACAACATCAACTTTACTAGCACGTGAATTAGTCAAAGCAGGATTATCATCTCTTAACAATGGTGAAAATGCTGTTGAGATTAAAAGAGAAATTGAAAATGCAGTTAAAGAAGTTGTTTCTGTTATTCAAAATAACATTAGTAAAGAAATTTCAAGTGAAGAACAACTCCAACAAATTGCAACAATATCAGCAAATAATGATATTGAAATTGGAAAACTTATAGCAACAGCAATTGAAAAAGTAGGACAGGATGGAGTAGTCCATATTGAAGAATCAAAATCTGGAGATACTTATCTTGAAACTGTAGAAGGAATGCAATTTGACAGAGGTTATAAATCACATTTCTTTGTTACAAACAACTCAGATATGTCTTGTACACTAGATAACCCATTTGTTCTAATTGCTGACCATAAATTCACACAAGTAAAAGAATTACTTCCAATTTTAGAAAGCGTTTCTAACCAAAATAGATCATTATTACTTATTACTGATGATATTGATGGTGAAGCATTAGCTACATTAATTGTCAATAAAGCAAGAGGAATACTTAAAGTATGTGCTATTAAAGCTCCTGATTTTGGAGATAGAAAAAAGCTAACACTAGAAGATATTGCTACCTTAACTGGGGGTACTGTTTTTGATAAAGATAAAGGTATGAAACTTGATAAGTTTTCATATGATTGGTTTGGAGAAGCTCGTACTGTTACTATTACTAAAGAACAAACTACAATTGTAGATGGTAAAGGAGCAGCTGAAGATATTGAAGCTAGAGTATCTGAATTACAATCTCAAATTGATAAAGAAGATACACCTTATATTATTGAACATTTGCAAAATCGATTAGCAAAAATGATTGGTGGGGTATCTATTATTCATGTAGGTGGTTTTACTGAAACTGAAGCAAGAGAAAAGAAAGATAGAGTTGATGATGCACTTCATGCTACTAAAGCAGCATTAGAAGCTGGAGTAGTACCAGGAGGAGGATCAACACTATTATATGCCTCTAATGGTTTAAATGGTAATAGTATAGGTGAAAAAATTGTAAAAGAAGCATGTAGAAAACCATTTACTCAAATCTTAGTTAACGCTGGTAAAACCAAAACTGAAGGAGAAATTATTGCTAATAAATTAATTGAGTCTGGTGATGGATATTGGGCAGGTTATAATGTTAAAACTGATGAAGTTGTAAATATGGAAGAAGCAGGTATTATTGATCCTTCTAAAGTTACAATCACAGCACTACAAAATGCAGCATCCGTTGCAGGTACTATTCTACTAACTGAATGTGTAGTTGTTGATCATGCTGACCAAAAATCTCCAACCCCAGACGGAAACGGACAATTTTAAACTATGGAAAAGAAAGTTGTTGAACACAATGAGTTGATTGCTACTAGAGTACCTCCTGGAGACAGGTGGTCTCTAGTTGGTGATCCAACTAAAGAAGTTTTTAATACTTTAACAGATGCCTTAGAAGCATTTTTCCATCAAACAAATTTTAATGGAGCTTTTAGATTAGATCCTATGAATAGTAAATTATATGCTATCCAATCATCAGAAATTGAGGTTAAAAAAGAAGCACCAAAAGTCTATGGAATGTATGGAGAATTTAGACAGGGAGTTTAAATTTGGTTTTTTAAATAAAAGTTATTATATTCACGTATGAATAAGAATCATAGTTTATTAGTAGAAAAGTATCGCCCCATTAATTTAGAAAATTATGTTGGGAATGAACATATTAAAAAAAGTATTAAACAATATCTAGGACAAAATGATATTCAAAATCTAATTTTTTATGGGCCTGCAGGAACAGGAAAAACAACTCTTGCTAAACTTATTGTTAAAAACCTTGATTGTGAGCATCTTTATATTAATGCCTCAGATGAACGTGGTATTGAAACGATTAGAGATAAAGTGTCAGGGTTTGCGTCATCAGCTAGTTTTAAACCACTTAAAGTGGTCATTTTGGATGAAGCTGATTTTCTTACTATACAAGCGCAAGCTTCTCTCCGTAATGTTATTGAAACGTTTTCGCGTACTACTAGGTTTATCTTAACTTGTAATTATGTAGAACGTATTATTGATCCGTTACAATCAAGGTGTCAAACCCTAAAAATTGTACCACCTAGTAAAGTAGATGTTGTTAGACATTTACAAAAAATTACTGAAAAAGAAAATATTAAATATCAGACTGTAAATGATTTAGCAATAATAGTTAATCAATTCTACCCAGATTTACGTAAATGTCTTAATACAATTCAGTTATCAACTCAAGATAATGAATTAAAGATTGATAAATCTATATTAGTATCATCTAACTATATGTCTGAAGTAGTTAGTGAACTATCAGGTAAAAAATCATGGAAAGGTATTAGACAAATTATAGCAGATGCTAATGTTCAAGATTTTGAAGAACTATATCGTTATCTTTATGATAATGCTGATAAATTTGCTCCTGGTAAAGAAGGAATGGTAGCTTATTATGTTAATGAATATTCATACCAATCTAACTTTAGAATTGATAAAGAAATTAATTGTATGGCCTTAATAAACCAACTGATTACTTTATAATGTACCCCAACAAAGAATACCATAACGAAAAACTTACATACACAAAACAAGGAGATTTACTAGATAGTAAAGGTTTACCTGTTATGATGGAGTGGGAAAGAGATATTATGGAACATGATGCTAGTATTATTTGTAAAAATGGTGGTGATATTCTTAATGTAGGTTTTGGATTAGGTATAATTGATAATTATATTCAATCTTATAACCCAAATTCACATTGGATTATAGAATCTCATCCTGACGTTTATAATAAAATAGTAAAAGATGGATGGTTAGATAAACCTAATGTAAATGTTATTTTTAAAACATGGCAGGAAGTATTAGAAGATTTACCAAAATTTGATGGTATTTATTTTGATACTTGGAATGAAGACCAATTCTTATTTGATGCGTATGCTAATAGAATTTTAAAAGAGGGAGGTATTTATTCATTTTTTAATAACCCAAGAACATCAGATAAAAAGTTAAACCCTTTAACCCAACAAATATTAAATGAAAACTTTGACATAATAACAAACCCTGTAGAAATTAAAGGACCTATAAAAAATGCTGAATCATATTTTGATAAGGACATTAAAACTTATTGGAGTCCTGAGTGTAGATTAAAAAAGAATGAAAAGATTTATTGAATTTGCTCTTATTTGGTATAGTCAACAGATGGCTATTCCATTTTGGATGATTGGACACGTTCATTTATCTTTGAATACATATCAAGACTTACATGAAATAATCGCTAGTGTAGGTTTAAATATTTTAGTAGCGATTGGATTTATAATAGATTTTAAACAAAATAGTAATAATAAAAAAAAGTAAAATGGCAGAACAACAACAACAAATGAATGTAGATGTTAAAAACACTACAATTATCCAAACCCCAGAAGGTGGGGTAGTTTTTCAACAAGGAGTATTACTTCGTAAAGTATCCAAATTTGTAGTAGGTGCTGATGAAGATGCATTAATGCCAATTCCAGTATTTTTTGATCCTTCAACCGGTAAAATACTTGAATCAACAGTACCAGCTGAACTTAGAGAAGAGTATAAAGATTATACACTTGCCTAATGAAGCTTTGGGATTGGTTAGATGAAATAACCGTTAAGAAAACACCAGCATCTCAATTCTCATCTGAGGATTGGGATAGCTGGAATTCTTACATGGTTCATAGATTTATGTCTATGGGGAAGAATAATATAGAAATATCTAACATGGCACAAAGATTCTTACCTACAGATAAAATAGGAATTTATAATTTTTATTGTAATATGATTCCTAGAAAAAAAGTATGGAATAAGTATATTAAATCTGGAGTTAAGGGTAAAAATAAAGAATTAGTTGAAGTAATAGCTAATTATTTTGAAGTTGGATCCCACGAAGCAGATGATTATATTGATGTTATAGGTAAGGATGAAGTTAAAAATATCCTTAAATCTATAGGAATAGAAAAAAAGGAAATAACTAAATTATTTAAAACATGACAACAGAACTATTTAATATGCTTAAAACATCAGCTGAAGCTGATAGAGCTAAAGCATTATTATCACTAGATTTATTAGGAAACAAAGCAACAGGTATTGGAGACCATTCAACAGAAGATTTTTATAAAAATGCTGAAGAAGCACTTATAAAATTAGTAGATGCTGATGATCGACTTAATACTTTAAAAATTTACTTTAACAACAAAACAGTAATATAATGGGAAGTACAGTAGAAAAATATTATGACCAAAAGTCTGCAGAAAAATCTACAATTACTACGGAAACAACAAATACTATAGAGATATTTCAAAGTGAGTATCCTGAACTATCTGATGAGTTTATTAGAATTCAAGCAGAAATGTATGAAATGTTTGCTCGTAAACATATGGATTATGGTTTAAACAATATTGCCTTAGGTGGTGACATATTAAATAATAATGATGATAAAAAGTTTTCATTAACAGGTTTAGCTATTAGACTTACAGATAAAATATCACGTTTGAAAAATCTTTTAGTTAATGGAAGAAATTTTGTAAAAGGTGAAGGAATGGAAGATACATTCATTGATATAGCAAATTACGGTATAATTGGTCTATTAGTAGGCCGCGATAAGTGGAAAAAATAACATGGCTAGAAATACAAGATTAGTTAGTATAAAAGGGTGTCCTATGGTAATATTTGAAGCACCTGAATGCATTTCAGATGAAATTGTTAAGTACAACAATTTTTGGGAATATGAAGTATTTGATAAATGGAAACAACACTTTCCAAAAGAAGGATTAATGTTAGATATAGGAGCTAATATTGGAGGACATTGTATACAATTTCACCACCATTTCCCTAATTTAAAAATATGGGGTTTTGAACCGTATCCTCCTAATTATGAATTATTAAGAGTAAATGTTGAAAATCTTCAAAATGTTCATAGTTTTTCTTTAGGAGTTGGAAGTGGAAATTCTATGGTTCACTTTGGAAATGAATATTCTAAAAATTGTGGATCTGTAATGGTAGTAAATCCGGATGAAAATTGCTTTACTAAACCTTACTCTAATTTTGTTATAGCTTTAGATACCATTAAATTCCCAGAGCCTGTCAAATTTATTAAAATTGATATTGAAGGTCATGAATATTCAGCTTTTGAAGGTGCTAAAGAATTATTATTAAGAGATAAACCTTTAGTATGGTTAGAAGATCATGGTCAACCTTTAGGTGAAGGAGATTCAATTAAATATCTAGAAGGATTAGGATATAAAATGTTAGATAGTTATTTAGAAAGAGACGATAAATCGTCAACATCCTCAGACTTTTTAATGTACCATCCAGACAATGTTTGGTATAAATAATTAGGATACTCAATAATATTTTCGTATATTTACGTCAATAAAATACATAGTTTTGGCTAAAAAAAAATTACCTGTAATAGTTAGAGATATAAGAGAAAATCCCCCAACACCCGTTAATTTTGGTGTTGAAAAAAATATCTCATATTCTCAATTATCAATGTTTACTCAATGTCCTAAAAAATGGTCTCTACAATATAGAGATGGTCATAAAATAAGTGAACAAAGTATTCATATGACTTTTGGTACAGCCCTACATGAGGTTTTACAACATTATTTAGATGTAATGTATGCCAAAAGTGGTGCAGAAGCAGATAGGATTGATATTAATGAATTATTTGAAGATACCTTAAGAGAATGTTATGCTAAAGACTATAAAAAAAACAAAAATCAACATTTTAGCACACCTGAGGAGTTAAGAGAATTCTATGAAGATGGGAAAGCTATATTAGATAATTTTAAAAAGAAAAAAGGTGGTTATTTTTCTAAAAAAGGGTGGTATTTAGTAGGTTGTGAAATACCAATAGTTATGGCGCCTAATTTACGTCTTAACCGCGTTAAATACATGGGTTATTTAGATATCGTAATGTATCATGAACCAACGAATACATTTAAAATAATCGACATAAAAACGAGTACAAAAGGTTGGAATAAGTACACTAAAAAGGATGAATCCAAACAATTCCAATTAATACTTTATAAGTACTTTTTTAGTAAACAATATAATATTCCAATTGAAAATATAGAAATTGAATTTTTTATTGTTAGAAGGAAAGTTTATTTAGATGGTGAATATCCTCAAAAACGTATACAAACATTTGTACCTGCTTCTGGTAGAAATAAAGTAAACAAAGCTACTAAAAATTTAGATGATTTTATAAATAGAGCATTTAATTTGGATGGCTCATATAAAGATACTACATTTATGGCAAAACCAAGCAAATGGAATTGTACATTTTGTCCTTATAAAGAAAATAAAGAACTATGTAGCGCAGTTGGTAAATCTTTATAATCTGCATATATGTATAGACAAATATATTAAAAAATAATAATTATGTCACAAACAAAAGAAATGACACTTACGAGTGTAAAAGTAAAAAGCAATTTATTCGAAAATTTTAAAATAGAATGTGTAAAACGGAAATTTAGTTTCCAAAAACTTGCTGATCGAGCTATATTCTTATATCTTACAGATGAAGATTTTAGGAAAAAAATTAATAATCAAACTAACTTAGAAATTAAAGACTAAAACAAAAATGAAAGAAGGTTATATTAAACAAGATAATAGAAAGAAAATTCTATTGTTAACTGATGATATTAGAGTACATTCAGGTGTTGCGCAGATTGGTAGAGAAATTATTTCAAAAACTTCTCATCGTTATAATTGGTGTCAATTAGCAGGATCAGTCCAACATCCAGAAAAGGGAAAAGTACAAGATATATCAGCAGATATTAACAAACAAGAAGGGATTGAAGATACTTATTGTAAGTTATATCCCGTAGATGGTTATGGAACTAGTGATATTTTAAGGGAAGTTATTAAAATAGAAAAACCAGATGCAATTCTTTTAATTACAGATCCAAGATATTTTAATTGGGTTTTTCAAATGGAAGATGAAATTAGAACTAAAATTCCAATTGCTTATCTTAACATTTGGGATGATATGCCTGCCCCCCAATATAATGAGGAATTTTATGAATCTTGTGATGCTTTATTTGGTATTTCAAAACAAACTACAGCAATTAATAAAATTGTTTTAGGAGATAAAGCTAAAGATAAAATTATTGAATACATCCCTCATGGTTTAGATAATAAAAAATTCTTCCCAATGGTAGAAAAAGATGAGGAGTTTACAAAGTTTAAAAATCTACTAACTAAGGGTGTAGAAAAAGACTTTATTTTACTTTTTAATTCAAGAAACATTAGAAGAAAATCTATCCCAGACGCTATTGCAGCTTGGAAATTATTTGTAGATACATTAACTAAAAAAGAAAAAGAAAAAGTACAATTTATTTTACATACAGACCCTGTAAGTGATGCTGGAACAGATCTACCAGCAGTAATAGATTATATAATGGGTGAAGATGATGAAACTGTAGTAATTTCAAACCAAAAACTCCCACATACTCATATGAATTATCTTTATAATATGGCTGATGGGGTTATATTATTATCTTCAGCTGAGGGTTGGGGATTAGCATTAACTGAATCTTTACTTACAGGAACACCTATTATTGCTAATGTAACTGGAGGTATGCAAGACCAAATGAGATTTGTTGATGAAAATGGAAATTGGTATACTAATTCAAAAGAAATACCATCAAATCAATTTGGTACATATAAAGAGCATGGAATATGGGCACTACCAGTTTTTCCAAAAGCAGTAGGTATGGTAGGTTCACCTATGACACCTTATATTTGGGATAGTAGATGTGATTTTAGAGATGCTAAAGATAGAATTATTGAATTATACAAAATGCCTAAAGAACAAAGATTTACGCAAGGTAATGCTGGTAGAGAATGGGCTTTAAGTGATGAAGCTGGGTTTACAGCTGAACATATGGGTAATAGATTTATTGATGGAATGGAAAAATTATTTTCAACTTGGATGCCTAGAGAAAATTTCACATTTTGGAAAGATACAGATTACAAATCAAGAAAACTTAATCATAAATTAGAATATTAAATGAAGAATACATTTGTTATAAGCGCTCCAGTTGATACTTACTCAGGTTACGGAGCCCGAAGTAGAGATTTTGTGAAAGCATTAATTGAGTCAGATAAATATGATATTAAAATTATCCCTCAAAGATGGGGAGATACTAGAAAAGGATTTTTAGATGATTTTCCAGAATGGAACTTTATGAGAGAATATCTCACCCCTCAACTAACGTCAAAACCCGATATTTGGTGTCAAGTAACAGTACCCAATGAATTCCAAGCTGTAGGCATATATAACATTGGTCTAACGGCAGGTATCGAAACTACAGCATGTGCCCCTCAATGGATTGAAGGGTGTAATAGAATGGATATGATACTTACATCCTCAAACCATTCTAAACAAGTATTCGAAAATACTTCATTTGAGATACAAGATAAAAATACAGGTAAAAAAGGTGAATTAAAATGTACTACCCCAGTAAACGTATTGTTTGAGGGAGCTAATTTAGAAATTTATAAACCGGTTAAAGAATTCACAAATAAAAAGTTATATGATCATATTAAGGATATTCCTGAGAAATTTGCTTATTTATTTGTTGGTCATTGGTTACAAGGAAGTTTAGGGCATGATAGAAAAAATGTAGGTTTATTAATTAAAGCTTTTTATGAAGTATATAAAAATAAAAAAAATTCACCGGCATTAATTTTAAAAACCTCAATAGGGAAGGGATCACATATGGATAGGAGAGAAATACTTAAAAGAATGAAAAGTATTAGAGATACTCTCCCAAAAACAGACAGATTACCTTCAATTTATTTAATTCATGGGGATCTATCAGATGCTGAAATTAATGAATTATACCACAACCCAAAAGTAAAAGCTATGATTAGTGCTACTAAAGGTGAGGGATTTGGAAGACCATTATTAGAGTTTGCTTTAACAGGTAAACCCACAATAGCAACAGCTTGGTCAGGCCATATTGATTTTTTAAATCCTAAATTAGCACCTTTAATGGGGGGTAAATTAAATAACTTAGATCAATCATCAATACAGAAAGATGTACTTATTGAAGGTTCACAATGGTTTGATGTAGACCATCAACATTTGGGTCACTTTTTAACAGATGTTAAGAAAAATTATAAAACTTGGAATCAAAAATCAAAAACATTAGCTGGTAGATTAAAGAAAAACTTTAGTTATGAAGCTATGAAATCTTTATTAATTGAGATTTTAGATGATAATGTTAGTGTTCCAACACAAATTCAATTAAACCTCCCAGAAGTTAAAAAATCTGGATTACCTAAATTAGAATTACCAATACTAAAATAAAATGGACGATTTAAAAACGTGTGATAGATGTGGCTCAGATGCTTGCTATGTACAAGAAGTAAATGAAAAAATAAAAAATTACCAATGCTATGGTTGTGGTTTTATTACTAATAGCTTATTAGTAAAAGATACTGAATTTTTTGAAGAACAAATGGAATTACTCCCAAATCTTTATAAAGAATTAATGGGTGAGGATGATGATGGTAAAATTTGGATGCCTTCAACAGTTAATATGCCTACAAAAGGAATGATATTTGCTAATGGTAAAAGTATTGAAAATTGGAAGTGGGCTGCTGTATTAGCTATACCCGTAAAGGACGAAGAAAAAGAAAAATATCCAATACCAAATAAGGAAGGGGAATTTTATGAGTGGAGAATGGATATGAATAATGTAAAGGAATTCCCAGAAACAGATTATATAGAAGCTTTAGATTATATTGGAATTTTTAACCCTGAGAATTAATGAAAGTATTAGTAACAGGTGGTGCAGGTTTTATTGGTCACAATTTAGTATGGAGACTTTTAGATGAAGGGCATGAAGTTCAATCATTAGATAATTATTCTACAGGTACAGTTAAAAATGAAGTTGATGGTTGCAAATATTGGCATGGTGACATTTCAACAATAACTAATCTTAATAAAGATTTTGATTTAATATTCCACTTAGCTGCTCAATCTAGAGTACAACCTTCATTTGATAATCCAACTAAAACGTTTAGGGTAAATGTAGAAGGAACTGAAACTGTGTGTAAATTTGCTCTTGATATAGGAGCAAAAGTAGTATATGCGGGTTCATCTTCAAAACACCATAATCCAGCAACTTCACCCTATGCTATGTACAAATACTTAGGTGAGGGAGTATGTAATTTATATAAAGAATCATTTGGGGTAAATATTGAGGTTTGTAGATTTTACAATGTATATGGTCCCGGTGAAGCATTAGATGAAAAAAATGGCAATGTAATTGGTATTTGGAGATCTAGGATATCAAGGGAATCTCATATTGAGATTGTTGGGGATGGAGAACAAAAAAGAGATTTTACTCATGTGGATGATATTGTAGATGGATTATATAGAATTGGTTTATCTAATTTTTATACAGGTGAAGCTGATTTTCAAAGGCCATCATCAATTAAAGCTTGGGAATTAGGGACTGGAGTTAATTATTCTATTAAAGAATTAGCAGAAACTTTCCAAAATAAAACAGGCTGCGCCATTAAATTTACTACAGACCAACCAGGTAATTATAGAAAAACTTTATGTACTGATACTACAGCACAGGATATTTTAGGTTGGAAACCTAAAGACCAATTATTATATTATATTAATAATTTAAAATTCTAAATGAAAATAAGCTACGCTATAACAGTTTGTAATGAAGCTGTAGAAATACAAAGATTAATATCATTTCTCCTAGAAAATAAAAGAAGTGAAGATGAAGTAGTAGTACTATTTGATTCTAAAAACGGAACTAACACTGTTGAAGAATATTTAAGATCTCATTCTATTAATGGTGAATTTATTTGGCATAAAAAAGAATTTGAAGGACATTTTGCTGATTGGAAAAATTATTTAACTTCTTTATGTGATGGTGATTTTATATTTCAAATTGATGCTGATGAAATACCCCATCAAACTTTAATTGAATACCTCCCAGAAATTATTGATAGTAATCCTAAAAATGAAGTAATCAGAGTACCAAGGGTAAATACAGTACATGGTTTAACTGAAGAATATGAAAGACAGTGGGGTTGGAGAGTAAATGCTTTAGGTTGGGTTAATTGGCCTGATTTTCAATGGAGAATTTATAAAAATCACCCTAAAATTAAATGGGTTAATAAAGTACATGAAGTATTAGAAGGTTATGATACATGGTCTAACCTAAATGAAGTTGAAGAATTTGCTTTATACCACCCAAAAGATATAGAAAGACAAGTAAAACAAAATAATTATTATAATACCCTCTAATATGAAAATAGGAATAATAGGACAAGGTTTTGTTGGTAATGCAATTTATCAAAAGTTTAGTAAATATTATGATGTTAAAACATATGATATTAAAGGTATGATTCATTGTAATAGTAGTGAACAAGAAACATTAGATAACGAAATAGTATTTATATGTTTACCAACACCAATGAGTGCAGAAGGTAATTGCCATACAGATATCGTTGAAGCAGCTATTAAACGTGTATTTGAATTTGGAGTTGCTAAAACAGTAGTTATTAAATCAACTGTACCCCCAGGTACGTGTGCAAAATGGAATAAGCAATTTAATTCACTTGATGTTGTATTTAATCCTGAGTTTTTAACTGAAGCAAATGCTGTGCAGGATTTTGAAAACCAAACTAGAATTATATTAGGAGGACCAAGACCTGCTACTACTAAATTAAAACAACTATATTCTAAAGTATTTCCTAAAGCAGCTATTGTTAAAACAGATTCATCATATGCTGAAATGGTCAAATATGTTACTAATAGTTTTCTAGCAACTAAAGTATCATTTGCAAATGAAATGTATCAAATATGCGGTGCTTTAGATATTGATTATGATAAAGTTGTAGAATATGCTACATATGATGAAAGATTAGGTAAATCACATTGGAATACACCAGGACCTGATGGAGACTTTGGATATGGTGGGCATTGTTTCCCAAAGGATGTTAAAGCATTAATTCATTTAGCAGAAGAATTGGAATTGCATCCAACTATGTTAAGAGCCACCGATAAGAAAAACAATGTGGTTCGAAAAAATAGGGATTGGGAAAAAATGAAAGGAAGAGCAATTATATAATTATTAAAAAAATGGACAAACAAAAAACAGTATTAATTACAGGAGTAGCAGGACTACTAGGAAGTAGATTAGCAGATTGGATTATTGAAAACAAACCAGAATATAAAGTAGTAGGTATTGATGATTTAAGTGGTGGTTTTGAAGAAAACATTAACCCAAAAGTAGATTTTTGGACAATGAACCTTACAGAACATCCAATTGAAAATTGTTTTGAAGTAAATAATTTTGATTATGTATTTCATTTTGCTGCTTATGCTGCTGAAGGATTATCTCCATTTATTCGTTGCTACAACTATGATAATAACTTAAAATCTACAGCCCGCATAGTTAATGAGTGTATAAAACACGACGTTAAAAGACTGGTATTCACGTCAACTCTCGCAGTATATGGGCATGGTGATGGTGGAATATTTGATGAATCCCAAAGACAATCTCCAATTGATCCTTATGGTGTAGCTAAATATGCTTGTGAAATGGATATTCAAATTGCTGGAGAACAGCATGGTTTAGATTGGTGTATTGTTAGACCCCACAATGTATATGGTATTAAACAAAATATTTGGGATAAGTATAGAAATGTATTAGGTATTTGGATGTATCAACATTTAAATGGTATGCCTATGACCATATTTGGTGATGGTGAACAAACACGAGCCTTTAGTTTTATAGACGATTCTCTTGAACCTTTATTTAATGCTGCTGTTAGACCCGAAGCTAGTAATGAAATTATTAATTTAGGGGGTATTGAAGAAATTTCAATAAATGATGCTAATAAGCTTTTATGTAAAGTAATAGGTGAAGATGCTGAAGTTCAACATTTAGAGGGTAGACATGAAGTAAAACACTCAATTCCAACTTACCAAAAATCAATAGATATATTAGGGTTTAAATACAAAACCTCAATGATTGATGGTTTAACCCAAATGTGGGAATGGGCTAAAGAACAACCTATGAGAAATAGATTTGTATGGCCAAGTTATGAATTAGAAAAAGGAATATATAGTTTTTGGAAAAATGAAACTAAAAAATCTAATAAATAAAAGCCATTATTGTACTATAGGCCATATAGGCAGTGAAAGCGATCTACAACTCCATGAAAGGTACATACTATACAATCTCCCAGTACTAAAAGAGTACAAGGGTCATATAGTAGTAACTAACTATTCAGGAAATTTCCGAAAAGAAAATAATACTTTGTGGAAAAAGTACTTCCCAGATTGTATAATTTTAGATTTGGGAATGAATAGGGGCCATTCATTTGGGATAGCAGACCAGGAAAATGCTATAATTGATTATTGTCACGCTAAAGATATAAAATGGATATGTAAATCTTCTTATGATGTAGTATTCCAACCTACCATATTAGATATTGAAATTGATGATAGTGAATTTTATTATATGAATGGTATTGGTTTTGGGGGAATGGAAAAATATAATTTTGATTTAGATAAAATAGCTAAAGAAGATTTTTATCCACAAACAAACTTTTATTTTATAGATACGACTAAAGTAGATTATCTCTACGATAAAGAATATGTTGATGATACTTACAATTTTATTCAAAATTTAGAAAATTATAGTGGTAGAGTCTGGGAATATATTGAAGGATGGACTTGTGAAGATTTTCTAAAAGAATGTGTAATTAGAAATAATCTTTCAAAATATCATTTGGTTTCTAATAAAAGTTATCGTATATTATTGGAAACAATAAAAAAACAACAAATACACGATTGTAGTCACAAAAACATCATGATAGAAGGAATATGTCATTTCCAACATCTTAACCAAAATATTTTAATTATATGATAGTAAATTTAGAACAACTAGTAAATGATCTTTACAGAACCCCATCGGATATTAATGAACATATCCCTACAATAATCAAATTATCTCAAGAATGTGACCATATTACAGAAATGGGTGTAAGAGGAATTTTTTCAACTTGGGGGTGGTTAGCAGGTATGCCCAAAAAAGGTTTATATTGTTATGATCTTTTAAATCCTGATAAATGGGGGGGAGATATTAATAATGTTTATGATACTGCTGAAGCATTAAATATTCCTTTTAAATTTACACAAGCTGATGTATTGGAAATTGATATTGAAGAAACAGATTTATTATTTATTGATACCTGGCATCGTTATGAACAATTAACAGAAGAACTAAAAACACACTCAGATAAAGTAAAAAAATATATCTGTTTTCATGATACTACAACTTATGCTCATCGAGGAGAAGCAATGTCTTCTGAAGGTGGTGAAAATTGGCATGGTAAGCCTTTATCAAAAGATAAAGGTTTATGGGATGCTGTTACTGAATTTTTAGATAATAATAAAGATAGTTGGGAATTAGTTAAAAGATATGAAAATAATAATGGGTTTACAATTATAAAACGTAAATGAAAGTAATATATAGAATATCAGACGCAGGCTATAATAAAATAAAACCAGACTATATCAATAATGAAAAATGTTTGGCAAATGCTATAAAAGTATTTAAAGATGCTGAGTGGTCTGTAATTGCAGACAATATATCAGAAGAGACTAATAGTATGATTCAACAATATATACCCCGCAGTTATATTTACTATGTTAATGAAGGTAATGGTGCCCGTACATTTAATATAGCTTTAGATGAAGCTATAATGAGTGATGATGATGATGAAATTATTTATTTTTTAGAGAATGATTATTTACATAAACTAGATTCACAAAAAATATTAGAAGAAGGATTTAAGTTAGGGGCATCATTTGTATCACTATATGACCACCCAGATAAATATTTACCGCCTAATAAAGGAGGAAATCCTTATTGTGAGGGTGGAGCTGAAGACACAAGAGTATATTTAACTGATAGTTGTCATTGGAAGATTACAAATAGTACAACAATGACATTTGCTGCTAAAGTATCTACTTTAAGGGTTAATGAAGATATTATACGCAAACATACTAATACTGCTCACCCTAATGACTTTGGTATGTTTTTAGAATTAAGAGAAAAAAATCAACTATTAATAACTTCAATCCCGGGTTATTCAACTCATGGTGAAACACAGTGGTTATCACCATTAAATGATTGGAAAAAAACATCAATTTAGAATAAAATATGATCAGCATAATAATACCAACTTACAGGAATCCTGCTTACTTAGATCTATGTCTATTTTCAGCAATCGATCAACAAGGTTTTGATAATGAAATAATTGTTGTTGTAGATGGTTTTATTGAAGAAAGTCAAGAAGTACTAGACAAATACAAAGATAATATTAAAGTATTGGATTTGGGTGAAAACCAAGGAATGCAACAGGCCCTTAATTTAGGGGTTATGAATGCTACCAATGAACTTATTTTAATAGTAAATGATGATAATGTTTTTTGTAAAGATTATGATTTAGCTGTATTAACTATATCTGATAAAGAAAAAACAGTATTGACTTTAAACCAAATTGAACCTATAGGACCCGGTATATTTCATTTCCCAATTAATAACTTTGGAAGAAACCCCAGTGAATTTGAATATGATGAATTTATTAAGTATGAAAATGTAATTAAAAAAGATGAATTAACTCTTGATGGGGGTATTTTTCCATTCGCGATGCATAAAAAATATTATATGGCAGCTGGAGGATTTGATACAATGTATCAATCCCCATTTATATGTGATTGGGATTTCTTTCTAAAATTAGATTTGATGGGTTTAGGATTTGTTAGAACTCATAATGCTCATTTATATCATTTTGGAAGTACAGCGACTAAAAATGGTAAAGAAAGTGAAAAATTTAGAGCAACAGAAAACCCAGCTGCTGAAATGTTTAAATATAAATGGGGAATGGTTCCTAACCTATATGAAAACAATTCTCACCGTCCTAAAGGTGTTCGTATTAAAGGAATTATATTTTAAATATTTATAATCGAACCTATAAAACCATGCTAAAGATGAAAGAAAAAGATAAAATGGATAAAGTAGTTAAAAGAGAGGTTGTAAATATAGAATTAGATTGGGATAATGAACAGGATTTAATTGAGTTGGGGGATAACGAAGTATTTGTTGATTTTATACTAGAAGAAAGTTTAAAAGCAATAGTTGATGCTTTAAAAAATAATAAAGAGAAGGCAGAATTATTTAATGTGTTTAATATGTCTGTTATTATAGAATTAAAAAAACCCCAATTTAAAACAGTTTTGGAAAAAGTCAACCGTATGCTTATTAAAAATGAAGAATATGAAAGATGTAATGAGTTGAAAAAATTAATAAAAAAACATAACTTATGAAAAAATACAAATATTACTCTTTAAACGATAAAACTAAAGAAAAAATAGGAAGTTGTTGGGCTGAAGATATAAATGAAGCATTTTTAATAGCTAGTAGAATGAAAAAATTACCTTTAGACCAATTCAAAAAATTATTCACAGTCGAATTAATATAATATGAATACAGGGAATGATGGATTAAAAAAACTATTTAAAATAGTTCTGGGTACAGAAGTTAATATTAAAGATAATATTGATGTAACTGAAGAATTAGTATTTATAGGATTAATTACAAGGTTAGAAGAATCCGAAAAAATGGAACATACCGTGTTTCAAACTAGCGGTATAGATTTAAGTAAAGTAACAGATGGGTTATGGTTTGTTATAGAAAATCAAATGAGAATGTTATATGGTCCTGAAGCATCAGAATTGATTCAATGGTACATATATGACAGATTTAACCCTGATGGTAGTATAGTACCTTTAGAAGGTCCCCATGAAAAATTATTTATACTTAAGGAGCCAAAAGATTTATGGTCTTACATAAGATACAAATCCATAAAATAATTTGGATATCTAACATCCTTTTCGTATATTTACACGTAAATAGTTTATAATTATAGTGTAAATTAAATATAACTTTAATGAAATTAAAAATGATATCATGCATCGCATGTAAAGAACCTATGCCTGAATTAAGGTTAACTAAATATGGGTATAAATCATGCGTAGAATGCTCGACTGTAGGCGCATATAAGGCAGTAAGCATGCAACACGGCAAAGGTGACCACACATGGAATGATATCCAAATTATGACACCTGAACAAATGGAAAGGTATAGTAAAGTTGAAAAACAAAAAGCAAAATTAGATTCATATAATAATTTAGATGCCTAAAGCAAGACCACTTACTAAAGAACTTATTCTAGCTGCAATGGCTAAGACAAAATCAAACATGGCAGCTGCTAGATATTTGAATTGTTCTTACCAGCATTATAAAAAATGGGCTAAGTTCTATGAAAGTGAAACTCATGATAGTTTATTTGAACAACATAAAAACCAATCAGGTAAAGGCATACCTAAATTTTTAAGAATTGGTGGGAAAGAACCGGCATTGTTAGATATCATTGAAGGGAGAGCAAACGCATCATCTTTCACTCCAGCTAAGATTAAATATAGACTTATTACTGAGGGGTATTTGGAAGAAAAATGTGCTAATTGTGGTTTTGAAGAACGTAGGGTATTAGATTATAAAATGCCTTTATTATTACATTTTAAAGATAATAATAAAAAAAATTATAAGTTAGATAATATAGAATTGTTATGTTACAATCATTACTTTTTAACAGTGGGTGATATTTTTAGTGATAAACAGGTAGAAGGTATTGAAGATCATAAACCAGTAAATCAAGGGAAGGTGGAATGGGAAGTTGATGATTATCATCTTCAACGTTTAAAAGAATTAGGGTTAGACCCAAATGATGAGGATGAATATGATATAATTTCAAGAATATAATGGCTAAAAAAACAAGAAATATTAAAAGGTCAAAACATGACAAACTTGTTAATGACTATGATAAACAAAAAGAAAAACATCTAGAACGTTTAGCAAATAAAATGTTAAAAGATGAAGATAAAAAGGAGAGATTAAGAAGTAAAACAATTAAAGGAGATTTTTTAAACAAATTTTAAGTTATGAAACTATTTAAGTACAATGAAAGCCAATTGAAGTATGAACCTTTTAGTTCAACATCAATATTTTTAAAATTAGCAATAATATTTTTTAGTGCCTTCCTATTTTTAGGATTAGCTAATTCCCCTGTAGTAGAATATGTAATTGAAACTGAAGATATACTTTTAGTAGAGACAACAGATGAATTTAGTGAGGACAAATTAATAGAAAATATTCAAAAATTAAATTTCAAATTTCCTCATATTGTGTTAGCTCAGTCAATTCTAGAAACAGGACACTATGATTCAAAAATATTTAAAGAGAATCATAATTTATTTGGTATGAAAGAAGCACGAGTTAGACTTAATTTAGCTAAAGGTACTCAATTTGGTCATGCTTATTATGAAAGTTGGGAAGAGTCACTTACAGATTATGCTTTATGGTATTCAACATATGCTTATAAATGTAAAACAGAAAAACAATTATATAAATTATTAGATAAGCAATATGCTGAAGCCGCGGCATATGTATCAATGTTACAAGAAATAGTATTGATTAATAACTTAAAAGAAAAATTCGAATAAAATGGCTAAAATGGTATCATTCACCCACAGGGGGAGTGCAAAGAAAAAGCGTCCAGGTGTTCACGCTAAAACAAAAACATCAAAATCAAAAAATAGTGTTAATTATAGAAAGGCCTATAGAGGGCAAGGTAAAATTTAAAAATGTAGAAAGATTATGTCAAAGAATTCAATGAAACAAACAGTAGACCAGAGTATGTTGTGGAGAAACTGGATGATTAATAAAGGAAGTCTGAAAATTGTAAAAAAATCTAAACCACTATATACTGTAAACAGATAAATGTTAAAAACACCAACCAACCATTTTGAACACTTTGATGATGAAATATTATTGGAAATGGCAATGTTTTATCCAATACAGTTAAGAAAAATGTGTGTATTAATTAGTTTAGACCAACAATTGGAAAAGGAAAGTTATGAAAAAGTTAAAAGTAGTAGTAGTAGGGGAAACTTGTGTTGATAAATTTATCTATTGTAAAATTAATAGATTATCTCCTGAAGCACCTGTACCAGTTTTAATACCAACCCACACTGAAGTAAACCCAGGCATGTCAGGAAATACTTGTGCTAATATTAAGGCATTAGATCCAAGCTCACAAGTTATACATTTTTCAAACTTAAAACAAATAACTAAAACTAGGTATGTTGAAGGGAAAACAAACCATATGTTTTTAAGAGTTGATGAAGGTGATAGTAAAATTGAATCTTTTAAGTGGAGTAATGACTATAAACATTTTATTAAAGAAGCTGATGTTGTTATCGTAAGTGATTATGATAAGGGATATTTAACAGATTTAGATTTAATAAAAATTGCTACACATTCAAGACTATCTATCCTAGACAGCAAACGTAAACTTACAGATAAAGTTATAAATTCTTTTAATTTTGTTAAACTAAATGAAGAAGAATGGGAAAACAATTATGGATTAGATGATAAAAATATTATTGTAACTTTAGGTGCTAAGGGTTCAATGTATATGGGAGAAATATTCCCATCTAATAACCCACAAGAAACAATTGATGTTAGTGGTGCTGGTGACACATTTACAGCTGCATTTGCTTTATCATATGTAACAGCCCCATCTGTTCCTAATGCTATTAAATATGCTAATACAGTGGCGTCTAAAGTCGTTAGTAAACGAGGAGTAAAGACTCCCGCATAAATATTTGGAGAAGCAAAAGAAGGTT